TGCTTAAATTGCCTAAATTCTTGGAAGTGTTCTTTCTTCTTTATTGGCTTTTGTAGGATGGTAAAGTTTCCATTCCATGCTCTACCTTCGTACACTACGCAAAACGCTGTCATTTCGTCGTAAATGTTTTCCTCCACTACTAAGAAGGGTTGCTCTTTTTCTACTAATCTCTTAATCATAATATCCGTCTTTAATTTTCTGTTGTAATTGTTTTATTTGGTTGTAAGTTCTACACGAAAGGACGTCTTTTGCTATGTCTCTTTCCTCGTCTTTTTCTTGTAACTTGATTTCGTCGCGTATCGACGCTGTAAAGTACCTGTATCCTAAGTCCTTTGTTTTAGTAAGCATATCATGCACCTCTAAACCATGAATTACCGTTGAATGGTTCTTTTCAAACATCCGCGCGATTTCCACCCAAGGCATTCTTGCGTCTTGTTTCAATACCGCAAAAAGATAATAACGCGGGTAGGTGTACTTTTGAAGCCTACAAGGGTTCTTTAAGTCGTACTTGTCAATCAATTCTCTAACGTGCTCTATTAATTCTCGTCTTTCCATGTTTCGTATCCTATTATCATTCCTATAACTATTCCTATTATCAAGGTTGCAATTAAATTACACACCTCAGAAATCAGCCGCGCATCCATGGTCATTTATCATTTCGTTAAACGTGTCTGCTATTTCAGCCAATAACAAGTACTGGTTTTCTGTTAGATGCTCTTCGTTGTATTTGAGGCGACTTCTAAGGTTCTGTTTGAACTCCCAAATGATATTAAAATACTTGTTCGTATTTTGGTGCATATCGTACTCGATTTGCTCATCGGGTAGGTTGTATTCAATCGTTACTTTCATCTTCCAACTCTCTTAAATTCTTAATAGACCTTAATACGCTGTTCAAACCCATCAAATAATGGTTACGTCCTTCGTAATTCTCGCCCATTTCGGCTTGTTTAATCTTGTAAACTACTTCGTCTTCCAAGGTTTCTAATAGTGTCTTTTTCATTTCTTGTAAATTTTACGTGTTCCTACTTTTTCAATTGATACTTTGATAACGCCTTTTTTAAGCATACCGAACTTTTTCGCAGTTCCGTAGGTCAAATCTATCAAAACTCCCGAACTTTTTGGTAATCTATCGTTAACTTTTACTGTTAATTTTTGTTTCGTGTTTAAGTCGGTTACCTCTAACAACGTTCCGAACGGTAAAGTCTTATGCGCACACGTTAAACTATCCGCGTGGAATCTTTCGCCTGACGCCGTTAAACGTCCTGTCCAATGTTGACCGTAGTAAGTTGCTTTTCCTGTCGTTAAAACGCTTGAAAATGCGCTTAAAATTAATCCTGTTATTACTATTGTTTTCATGATTGCTTTATTTCTTGTTTAACTTGTTCCCAGTATTCCACATTATGTATATAAGTAAATTCTCCATTTGATAAGTCTACTAATACTTCTATTATCTCATCAACTGCAAACAATGCGCACCATTTAGCCATTCTATCACTCATTACTAAATCATATCCATCCCTTACAAATGAATCAATTAAATACTCCGCTTTTTCTTTTGGTGTCATACTTCTAAAATATATTTGATTTCTTCTACTACTGGTAAGTTTTCTTCGTCCATTCGTAGGACGTACTGCGCTACCGCTTCTAAAACGTTGTCAGCTTGTACGCTTATTCCGCTTAATAATACCCCCGTGTCGCTTTCAACCTCGCGAGATATGTAAAATGTGATGTGATAAGTTTTCATAGTTCTTTTTTAAATGTTTCGTTGTAATAATCCTCTGCTGTTCTGTTATCAGTATACGTCAGTACTCCATCAAATCCCGCTCTATTATTCCAAGCATCCATTATTTGTAGTTTTTCAATATCTATGGCATCTTGAATAATTTTATCAAATAATTGCCAATCTTGGTTTATAACGATGCGTCCTAAATTGTACTTTAATTGTTCCGAATACCATTCAACTGCTGTTTTCATAATAACGCTTTGTTTAGTTCAACATCGTTAACGTGATTGTAAATTGTAGACATAAATGCGGGATGAAAAACGCAATGCTTAAATAGCCTGTCGTAAACGTTTACCGCTCTAAGTAGGTCTTCGTCCATTAACGCCTCTTTAAGTTCGCCGTCGCCATCGCAAACGAAGCAAATTTCATTCTCTACACATCCACCGCAACACATCGAAGCGGCTTTTCCACATTCGGACGGCACTACAACCGTACCTTTGCCTTTACATTCTCTACACTCCATAACTTAAAATTTAACAATCATGTATTTAATAAACTCCCAACATACTAACCCAAGTAAGCCTAACGCGGCGTACTGAATCCAAATCTTAATAACCATTTTTTTCATAACTCTTAATTTGTTTATACGCAAATGTAAAGAATAAGGATTGAATTATCCAAATCTTTGAACAACTTTTTTTAACTTTTTAACAAATTAACGCGGAAAGCTAACAGAATCGACGTTTTTAATCTCGTTGCTTTTGGTTCTTTTAATAGAAACGTTTAAAATTCGCCCGCCTAATATCTTTACAGGCGCACCCCTTTCGATATGCCAACCGCCGAACCCGTCTTTATATTCATCTTTATACGTTCCTGTAATCATGTGGTGAACGTGTTTTTGTTCAACATGGTATCCGTTAACAGTAGAATGTACTAATTTTTCGCGCATATCATTTCGCGCCCAGTTTTCGTGGATATGCCCCATGCAAAAAACGTCCATATCTTCGTACATTTCCAAAGCACGGGTTAAGTTAATCGCTCCTTTTGTTACGATACCACCACCGCCTGAACCATGGAAATACTTGATTTTAATTTTAGCCGACTTTTTTACTTCTCTTCCTAGGATGAATTTAAGGACCAACCAACCACCGTAACCGCCCGTTTGAATATTAGTACCGCACTTGTAATTTAAAAGGTCTACAAAGCGTGCTAAAAGGTCTGTTTCTTGATATTTGATTATCCCTGTTTCGTGGTTACCGTATCCGATTACCGTAAGTAAGTGCGCGTAGGGTGTCCACCATTCAACCGCAGTTTCGACAATCGAATCTAAATAACGGGCGTTGTTGTGTTCGGGTCGTATGTCGCTCTTATTTCTTCTGTGGTCGCCGCGCCCTTGCATCAAACAGAAAAAGTCACCATTTATAAAGATTGGTATTTCGTGTTTTACGCAGTAATCCAAGTCTTTTTTGAGCTTATCTCGGTCACATTTAGGATTATCCCAGTGAATATCCGAAAGCACCGCTAAACGGAACTCGTTACCATCTATTTTAAGTTCGTGTACGTTGCGGCTTATCTTTGTTATCATTGATAGGAGCTTCTTTTAGTCCGTAAATTTCGAAATGTTTTAACGATGTTTTCGTCGGCTTTTACCTTTACTTTTAACTTGTCGTTTTTCTTTTCGATGCTTACGTCTAAAATTGGCGTGTCGATTGTCGCGTCTAATTCTCCGTCTTTTCGTTCTATTTTAACGTCTACGTTTTTAGTGTCTATATCGACGCTTATGTTCTTCTTTTTCCTTGGCATAATCCACTTTTTAAAATTCATTTATCAAACAATAGGTAGTTACTTTTTGGTTATCCCTAAACCACTCCAACAAAGGTTTGTATTTAAGCGGTTCATTTGGTACTTGACACCCCGCACTCCATCCGTTAATATCTACTTTACGGTTTCTAACGTTAATATCGTGTGAGTTCAAATGGAAGTTAATACCAAAATACCCTTCTTGAAGTACACCTTGTTCTTCGCTTTTATTGTCCTTGTCGCCGTCGCGGTAAACTTTCATCTTTGCGCCACGCTGTAAAAGACCCGGTATCCTATTTCGGTGCATTCCGTAGTGCCACACGTCGTAGTACCATTCGTCGCTTTTGAGAATTGCCGCGCCTAATTTGTTAAAAGACGAATGATTCTTTAGGATGCTAACCCCTGGGTTAGTTGTTCCCTCTAACATAACTACGAATTCTTCGCCGTCGTAAACGTAAAACTTGTCGTCAAATTTGTTAGGAACGTCTTCGTTCGACCTTACGCCTAAAATCCAACGCCCTTTCGGTATCTTTTTGAATGATTTGAGTTCTTTTACTCGCGTCAATAGTTCTTCGTCGGTGTATTTTCTAACCATATAACTCGTTTATAAATTGATTCATGTCTTCGCAAGGGTATCCGTTAATAGTGCAATTTAAGTCAAGTAAAATAATCCCGCAATCGGTCATTATATGAACTTGGCTTTCACTAATTAGGTTGTATTTGATTCCGTCTATTTCTATGAACTCATAAACGCGTCCGTCTAACTCGAAACCCCCTTCTATTTTTATTATGTTATACATATCGTTTTGCAAATGCGAATTGAACTTTACCCGAAGCCGTTGTATTGTTAGGTTGAAGCGCAAATATTAGGTAATACGTTTGCGTTTCGTCAAATGAAAACACGGTGTTAGTTCCCGAAGCGACGTAATCGGTAGGTGAAGTTGCACCTCCGTTTAAAGTCGTTAATTCGTTAACCGTGGGGTCGATAAAAAACGACCTTCGCGCTTGGGAAAACCAGTTGGTATTTGCCATCGTTTGGAACGCTCCTAACAACGTTGCACCCGTTAATGAATCGCTTGTATTAATGTACATTTGAAATTGGAATGTGTGGTTGTTATTTACAACTCTAATAGCTCTTGCTTCAATTTCTAAAACACTAACTGCGCTTATGGTATTGGCGGCTAATGTAATCGTTGCGCTTTTGGTCATTGCCGTAGTTCCTGTTACATTCGTGCCTGTAACGATACCTAATGAAGGATTGTTATTTATGGTAAGGTTACCCGCTCCAAGTATCGAGTTTCCGTTTATACTTTTAATATTGGTTGTAGAAATCAGTAAATCCTGTTTTCCGTTCCAAGTGCTTTTTTCGGTATCCGTCGTGAATCGATGCGTTGAATCTTCCGTTACCTTTGTCGCGTCAACGTCGTTTATTTTGGCATTATTCACGGCTAAGTTATCAATAGTCCAAACAGACCCCGAACCGCTTACCGTAATGTCGCCTTTATCGCCATCCGAAACACCTCCACCGCTTACGACTAAATCACCGCTTCCAAGTATCGAACTGCCGTTAATGGTTTTGATGTTAGTACCTGAAACAAGGTTATCCTGTTTTCCCGCTTCGAGTTCGTCAACTTTACGCCATGTACTTTTTAACGCCATTATTTACGGTTTTCGCGTGTTCGTTGTACAAACATAAAAAACGCCCTCCAAAGGTTTTTACCCGTCACTTCTTTGTAGCTTTCACTCATGCTTTTAACCTCTGTCATTAAGCAAAACAAAGTAAAGAGTTTAGTAAGCATGAATTCGACCTTTGTGTAATTTTGAAACACGTCCGCAAGGATGAATTTTTCAGCGAGGAAAATGCAAATAATCGCACCTACGTACAAAAGGCTTTTGGTAATCGTGTCGCTTAGTCTTCTACTTCGTACCGCTTTCCATCCGTCCTTTCGTACCGTTTTCCAAATGCCAAAATAGGTGTCTAAAACAATCGCAAAGAACGCCATTAATATAAGAGGCTTAATTGGTGTTAAAAGTGCGGCTAAACCGCCAAAAAGGGTTGTTAGATATGCTTTCATTATAAGTACTTTGTTACTCGAATGTATGTGGCGTTTATGATTGCTCCGTCTATTAGTGTGGTAGAAACGTCCGATGTATTAATGTAGATATTTGTCGTGCTTACATTGCCTGTTCGCATAAAAACAGACAAAGGTAAATTGTTGACGTTTACACTTATTTCTTCGTCACCTGTTAACTCACCATTGAAACCCGAAATTTCATACGACCCAACACCAACATAAAGCGTAGAATATGTATCCCCAAAATCGTCTTTAATCACGGTAATAGTAGGCGCGGATACTCCCGACTGCTCAATACTTGCAATGAATTCTTTCTTGCTTACGCTTTCTACAAGGTTGGCGGTAATGTATTTATTTTCGTACGCACTAACTCCGTCGTACTGGCTTATTAATAGTAGGTCTTGATTTGTTAGGCTTGTCGCTTGTGGAAACTCGGATATAGTCTTCATTACTTATCAATTTGATGTAACTTGTTAATTTTTGTACGTTCGTGTTTTTAGGCTTGTATGCTTTCATAAATACCAACCGCGGAAAAAGTTATTTGTATCGGGGAACATATCAGGCGAGCTGTTATCGTTGTATTCGGGAAACGTCGCACTATAAGTACCCATGTAGTCAATAAAACGTTGTGTGTAATGCTGTGCAATGGAACGTTCTTTTTCCACTAAATAGTCAACCTCTGATTTCTCTACGTTTGTGGCGTTTTCTGAATTATGCTTGTACATTCCTTTATTCGCGATTGTGTACGCCGCAAAAGGTAAGTATTCAACCATTGCCCAATGGATAAGCATAGGCTTTACATACATCTCTAACAACTCTAAATAAGGGCTTGCTAACGTGTTGTTTTCAATGTCGGTTTTAAATCTATTCAGTAGGTTAGTTCCAAGGTAATTTTGAATATAAATATCCTGTGCGATTTTGACGAACTGAATAAATTTATCCGTATCGACGTTGCCACCTAACGCGGTTAAACGTACTAAATCATCTCTCGTTATTAAAAGTGCTTCTGCCATTATCTCGCGTCTCTTGGTAGGTTCTTGTTTCGTGGGCTGAATCCTTTTTTAGGTAGGTTGTTAGGGTAAATACTTACCTCGTATGGATTCGTTACTTTGTAGCCTTTAATTTCCGCCGCTCTCGTTCCTATCTCTTTATATCCTTCCTCGATTTTATTTAAGTCAAGCATAAAAGTTACTCTGGACCAGCGATGATGACATCGCGGACCGCCTTTAAACCTAAAAATGTCGTAGGTGTTTGCGCCACCTTCCCCGAAACCAGGGTTTACCGCTCGGTTACTCATCATATCAATATCTTCCTTTCTAAAAAGCCTATCAGTATTCGACATCATCGCCGCGCAGAAGTCTCTTTCGGGTTGAGGATTTCCCGTGTATTTGTAGCGCACTTTAAAGTACTTCAAATCGCCAACCTTTCTGTCTTGTGAACTTTTTAAATTCGGCATAGGGTTACCCGTTTGAACCAAGTTAACCAACTTACTAAGCAAACTTACCTTAGGTTCAAATTCCGTTTCGGCGTTTAAAAGAGCCTCATCTAATTCGTCTTCATTTTCGCCTACTTCGCGTTCGTCAACAATCACCCATTCATCGCTTAATTGATTGCGGTCTACTTCATCTAAAATAGATTGTAATTCATTTACCGCGCTTAGGGCTACTTCTTCCTCGACCTTTCCGCTTGCGTCCATAAATTCGAGCGGTTTCAACGTCTCAAAATATAGTTTAAGATTGATTTGATTGTAGGCTAAAATCGTATCTAAGGCATCCAAGATAAGTTCTTGATATGGACGTACAACCATGTTGTAATAAAGCACGAAAGAGTTCTTTAATTCGTCCGCGTTGCTCGAAAATCCGTTTGAACTTGACACCCCAAAAAGAAGCGGCGAAGTTACGTTATGTCCGAGCATGATTTTACGCATACATTCGTCGGAAAGATATTCATAATGTTGCGGCGCGTCGTTTAGCGGTATGTCTACAACCTCGGTTGCTTGGTCTCTATTGTTGTTGAATGAAATAATTACACGTTCACCTTTCGAGCCTGTCAACTTGTTTTTAACGAGCCTTTCGGTGTCGCTCATCTGCTCGTCGGTAGGAATTCCGTTATTAAAGTTAATTATCTTAGTTCCGCTAAATCCGTTTTGAACCTCGTTAATTAAATAGTCGGCGATTTCTTCCTCTAAAACCGCATACGGAAGCGCCCCTTGGTAATCCACCAAAGCAAAATATTTAAGTCCTACCGAATAAGGGCGCACGTAAAGTATTTCGATGTCCTCTTTTGACGTACCGAAAGACGGAATTCTTTTAGGCGGGAACTTTTTAGTATCCGTCCAATTGTCCGAGTAATAATACGCTTCGATATCGCCGTCCGCATTGCACTTTTCAGGGCGTAAAAGGTGTACTGGGATATGGTAAGCCTTGTCGATTCTCTTTCTGTCTTTAGAATAAATAACTTGAAACGCAAACTGCCCTAACATCTTTGCGTCCATGATAACTTTACGGATACATTCCTTGTTAAATAACACTCGCATTTGAGCGTATTCAGCGGGCTTTCTTGACGCGTCTAAGGCATTGAGTCCACGTCCGTAAATTAACTTCGCTATGTTGTTTATTATGGCGTTATTCGTAGGTGAATAAGTGTACCTATCAATTAAATATTGAAAGTAATCGTTGTCTTCACCGTAATCAACCCAATTTTCGCGGCTGTTTTCGTGTACCGAGGGGGTTTCATATTTCGCTAAATCTACAAAGTGAACGTTATTCATAAGTTATGTACGTGTTTTGGGTCACATTTGGGATGTACTGCGACGTATTGTTAGGGTAATTATTCACGCTAAACGTGTCTAAATTCTGAGAAGTTACGAATACCTTGTCGTAAAAGGTCATTACTGCCCCATCAAAAAGGAACATATCGTACCAATGATTCTCGATTAGGTCGACATCAACGTCGATTACAAGCTCCCAATAGTACTCTA